GTTCGTGGAGGCCGTGAGGAGCTTCGCAAGCGAAGCAACCGCGGCGACCTGCTCGGCAGCGCTGAACCCCTGCTTAGGGGCATCGATCACGACATAAGTCGACATCGAGACAGCATTGCTGTTGCCGGCCACGAAGGGATCCGCAGCGACCTTATTAAGGTCAACGCGGATAACACGACGAGTCCGCTTCGCATAAGTATGCGAAATGGAAAGCTTCGCCGTGCCGTCGTTGCTCTGGAAAGTTCCAGAGTTGATACCAGAACCGGTGCGCGGAAGCGCAACGGCGGTACCATTGACGTCCATATTCTGAGGGTCGTTGAAAGCCATGGCAATACTCTATTCTTAATTGAATTGTTAATTAAATTTAACTGTTCAGAGTTTAGAACAGCTTGTTGGCAGCTCGAGTATATCCGAGCGCACCAAGGATTGACCATTGCTGATCAGAGAACGAGTCAGGATTGAGTCCAAACCCGAAGGGAGTTGCCCTCTGTCGTTGCTTTCGCTGAGTAACGAAAGACGATGAGAGGTTATCAATCGAGTAGCCGTTAGCATAGACTACCTTCTTGATTGTAAAGGTATTGATGTGTGTTGATTTCTTCATCACATACCCGTACTGCAACATCTGGCCATCGAGGAGTCGGTTTGTGGCGTTAGCGATAATATCGCCAGCGTCTGTAAACCAATCCACGAGCCAGGACCATGGCATCGCATTCCAAAGAGCAATTGCGTCTAGGCGTGAGCCTAGGAGATGATTGACCAGTTGGCCAGTCCTCTCAATCCTGCCCCAGGCATTGCTGTCTGTGGCAAGATGATAACGGAATGCTCCACTGAACCAGATTGTATCTTGCTCAGTGAGAATACGATGCGTAGACCAGTCGCTGCCACCACCCACGATGCTCGACGCGTTACCTTGTGACGCGGGGAACAACGAGGGAGTGTTTGGGAACGTATAAAGGCCACCATAGCCAATATCCGCATCCCATTCACTACTGTCGCGGCGTGTAGGAAAGCCGTATCTCCTTCTGACAATCTTGTCAGAATCTCTTTGGAACTGATTCAAGATCTTATGTTGATCACGAATCGCCAAATAGACGGAGCGGATATCCGAAATGGAAGGATTAATCCCAAACATAATGTTAAGAAACTCTTCAGGTCCCACTTTCGTGAGATCTCCGAGTCCCTTAGCATGTTTGAGAGCCCTACCAGGGATAGCCGGCAGACCATCGCGCAACTCAAGAAGAGAAGTTGCGATGTTTGCATTCGACTTCGTAGGAGCAACCTTGGCTATTGCCTTGGTGCCCCAATCGGGGGTTAAATCAGGAATGTCCGGAAAGAGAGAATTCTCTCCCGCACTTCCTCGGATTCCTAGCTTTTGAACACCGAAATTGGGTTCATAGCCAAAGATTCCGCCGATTGGGCCCTTATAAGTCGTGCCATCACCAGCACGGGTCAACGGAACTGTTGCTGATCGACGCAAGTTAAAATGAATCAACTTGTGCTGAACAGCATCAAAATCGTGACCAGTGTCAGGGATGTCAGGCTTGTCTTCACGTAGCTCTTCGATGATGGGAACATCACCAAAGAGACCGTGTGAAGGCTTAACGGGTCCAAAAGATCTGTTTGTTCTAAAAGAATAAACAGAATCCTGATATCCAGGATACTTTCTCACACTCTCATTGTTTGCCATAAGGTAATCAATGGGACGAGAAACAGCACTACGAGTAGTGCCGCCGAAATCCGTAAAGGAGACATCATAAGATGGCATCCTTAACGATTGACGGGTATCTTTGAAATATCCTGGCATAAGGTCTCCCTAAATATTAAATTAGGTAATCCTATGTTTGCACTGCAAATATAGAGATTACAGAGACTGGACACTCAATCCAGCGGCATCAAAGTACCAGGGGGGGTCCCGCAAAGGGGCCC